CCCCTGCCGGTAGACCTTCACGACGGACGCCATGGAGGGCAGCAGATCGAGAACCGCATTGGTCAAGTCCATGACGCTCATAATCCGATGGCTCCCATCAGCATGTCGTCGGCGGCATCGGCCACGTATTCGGCGAGCGTGGGCAGCTCCGTCTCCGCAGCTTCGTAGAAGTCATGGGTTCCGCCGCCTTTCGCGGTGCCGAAGAACGCGATGTTGTCCAAGTCGCTGGCCCCGCCTTCGCGCGGGCTCACGTCCGCGTACACGGTGGTGCCGGTGCTACCCATCTCGTAGCCGATGCCGATACAGCTGATCGCGTAGTTCCGTGAGGTCTGCAGGTCGGAGATGATGACTTCCTTGACGTTCTGCGCGCCCTTCTTCACCGCCTGCGCAACCTTGACCGAAGCCATGGCGTGCGCTGCGGCGACCCTGCGGCCGAAAGCGGTCAGCTCCGAAGCGTCGATTGTCGCGTCACTCATTGCTGTTGCCCACCTCCTTCACGTTCCACCGGCATGCGGTCGCATGCGACTTCTCGGACTGCATGTTCAGCAACCGGAGCCTCCTGCCCTTGAGATTCGGGTCATTGGCTTCGGTGATCTCGCACACGTCACCAGGCAGCAGCCCAGTGGTGCCATAGGGGAAATGCACGTACATCGACCATACGGGGGTGACGGCACCCAACGCTTCGACGATGCCGCCCTCCGTGTTCTCGGCGACCAAACCACCCGAGGTCTGCACCTTGCACTTGCCCTCATACACGACGTTTTCCGTCGGAGCCGGAACGCCGGTCACCGGATCGGTGACCGTGCCGCCTTTGTGGGCGACACGGCACCGGTCGAGCATGAGGCTTTCGGCCCGGCGTCTACCAGCCGCCAAAACATGAGCCAGGTCGGGCATCATCCCTCCAACCGGTTGGCGTGATGGTGAACGCGCCTGTCGAACCGGAATCAGAGGGGGCGAGCAGCGCCCACTCGTCATCCAGCAGACCGATGGTCGCCACCGCGTTCCTCGTGCCGAACGACTGCTGATAGTCGTCGATCATCGAACTCGAGGATGTGGCACCCTCGGGGTTGCGCGCATAGCGCGCAACGGCGATGGCCTCCACATAGTCCACGGTTTTCTGGTCGATACGCACGTCGGCTATGAGCTGGTCGAGGTTCGGATAGCGTTTGCGGATGACGATTTCCGCGCCCGCTATCCATGCCTCGATCTGCTTGACCTCAAGCTCGTCGGTGATGGGCCGTCCCAGTTGGGCGGCGACATCCTGCACCGATGTGACCATATCGCGGCCCTCCTGACTCGGTTACTTGGCGATGCCGGCGGCTTTGAGCGCGGTCACGATGGCCGTAGCGCCGGCGTCCGCCGCGAGGGTCACCTGGACGCCGGAAAGCGCCTTTGCGAATGTCGTAGACATGAGCGGCCTACCGTCAGGCGGTGATTTTAACGAAACGGGTCTTGTTCTTCACGATGAAGCCGCACTCGAACTCGGCCAGGAAGCCGAGCATGTTGCGCTGCCACAGGGACACCATCTCTTCGCCGACCTTGACGGTGGCGATGTCGGATGCCTTGATGGTGATGCCGCCCACGACGCCGAACAGGGCCTGAGTCCAGTCGCCGGCCACGCCGAGGATTTCCGGGGCGGCGGAGCCGCCGGAAACTGCCGCCTTGTGGCCCCACGGGGACTTGTGGACGGGAGCGCCGAGCACGTTGCCGATGGTCGTGGAGGACACGTCGGGGGTGATGAGCGGGCGGCCGTTCGCGTCGGTGGCGCCGAGAATCTTGGCCTGGCCCTCCGGGCTCATGGCCCAGCCGTTCAGGTTGCCTCCATTGACGGAGATCTTCTCGTACACCTTCATAAAGTCCGCGTAGGCGCTCTTACCGAGGGAGACGGCCTGCGCGTCGGCGAGCGTGTCCATGCCGTCGGTGGAGGGTGCCGCGATGGCGCCGGTGAGGAACGTCATGTCGACGGTCTTGGCGACGGATTCGGCTGCCTGCGCCTTGATCGCGTTCCACAGTGTCGCCTTGTCGCGGGCGAACTCGGTGGACACGGTGATGATTCGCGCCATCTTGTACGGCTTGAGGATTCGGGAGCCGACGGTCGGGTTGATGACCGGCTTCTCATCGGTCTCGCCGACCCACTTCGCTGGTGCGGCCTCGCCGAGGGTGTCAAAACTGATGCCGGAGCCCGGAAGGGAGACGCGGCGGGCGAGCTGCATGACCACGCTGGACTTGGTGGCGTCCTGCCAGATTTCATCGGACTGCTCCGGGGTCAGTTTGACGCCCGTGCTGGTGCGATTCAGGTCGATGCCTGCCATTTTGGGAACCTCCTTGGTTCGATATTGGTTAGATGCTGATTCCCAGCTTGCTGAGGATTCCGCCGAACTGGGCGGCGTTCACCTGATTGCGGTCGGCTGGTTTGAGTGCTTCGCCGGGCAGCAGCTCCGCCAACCCGTCCGGGTCGGTCTGCTGGCTGTCCGTCTCATGGTCGGGAGCGAGATACGGGTGCTCGGAGATGAGCTTGTCAATCGCCTTGGTGATGGTCTTGTCGTCCTCGCTGCCGTTGAGGTCGGCGAGGAGCTTGAGTGCCAGGGCGGGTTCCCGTAGTTTGCCGGACGCGAGTTTCTCGACCTTCAGCTGTTTGATGGTCTGCGCCTGTTCGGCGATGGTCTTGTCGCGTTCGGCCAACGCGGCCTCGGCCTTTTTCTGTGCGCGGATCGCGGTATTGCGTTCCGTTTTCATGCGGTCGATGGCTCGCTTGCCGGCGTCCCCCAGGTCTTCAGGTTCCGGCTCGGTGCCGGAATCGTCGGTTTCGGGGGATTGTACCGCTTCACTGTCTGGCTTTGCTTCCGGGTCCGTGTCGGTAGGGTCGGCCTTGGGTGCGTTGTCGGTGTTTTCACCGGTGCCCGTTGAGGTGTCGCCGGACAGCATGTCCAACGCCTGCTGTGATGCGGACTGGCTTTCGCCGTTAGCGTCCCCTGCGGGGGCGGTGCCGGTTGTTGCTGCTTCTGCCATGATGGTTCCTCCAGTTGCTGGTAGGTGGTTATAAAAAAGACCGCAGCCATGGGCGTGCGGGCGAAATCTTGGTTATCGGAGTATCCAGCCGTAGTTTTTGAGCATGCGATACGCCTTGTCGGGGTCGTCGCCGGCTATCTGGTAGATGGTTTCGGGCATGAGACGGGGGCGGTCCAATCGCGTGTAGCGGCCTCCGCGTTTTGCTTCCCTCGCGTAGTCGGCGTTGCGCATCGCCCAGTTCGCCCAGCCGCGCTTCGTCGTGCCCTCGATCGTGTATTTGATCCGGCGGTCATAGACCTGCGCGGTTCGCACGTCGCCCTTGTGCCGGTAGGCGTTGACGAGCTGGCTCACGTCAGCGCCGTCCTTCCATGCGCGCGCGTTCGCCCTGCTGCCCAGCGTGTGGGCGAGCTCCTCGTCGGACAACGAGTCAAGGTAGCTGTTCGCGTCCGCATAGCAGCCTTTCGGCAGGTCGCCCGCATAGCAGGCGGTGCAATCGCAGTTCGGGTGGCGTTGGAACGCGACGCCGCCGGACGGTTTGCCCGCCAGCACCACGCATCTCCCGCAGCTCGGCGGGGTTAAGCAGCGCACGTAGCCCGCATAGGGGTTGCGGCTTCGCGCGGACACGGCGGCTACGGCCCTCTGCGTGTCGGCGATCATGGTGCGAGAACGCATCACGAGCATGTATTCGATGCCATGCAACGCGACCGAAATCGAGGCCCCCCGTTCGATGAGCTGCTTGCCGCGCACGACGGCACCCCACATGGTGTCCCTCGTGTCCATGCCGTCGCCGTTCACTCCGACGAATCGTTCGGGTTCGACCACGTAGGCAGCCGGCTGCAGGTAGCCGTCGAACGATTCCATGATCGCCGGAGTCGCCTCCAAGGTTTCCCGAGCGGTCTCCAGCTGCGCATTGTCCAGCAGCCGGAACAGGGCCGGCCCCATGCGGTAGAACGCATCATCGAAATCGGGGCTCGCATGGCGTCGCCACAGGGAGACGACCTCGCGAATGGTCCTATTGCTGCGGCTTCGCAGATGCCGCGCCTGCGTCACCGCCTGACGTGGCATCACCTGACCCGCCATCGTTTTCGGCATCGGGCACCTCCGGTTTCAGATACGCGGCCAACGACTCCTCTTCCTCCCGGCGGAGCAGGCTCGTGGCGCGTTTGATCTTGTCGGGGCTCCAACCCAATTCCTCCCACGCCATCTCGCGCGGCAGCAGCGGACGGCCGGCGGGGTCCTGCACCGAGTAGAGCTTCGTCACCGCGTCGGCACGCTGGGCGACGGTCGGGGTGCCGGGGTCATGCCACAGAGCCTCGCACTGGTCGAACCGTTTTGCGGTCTCCACTCCCATCATCATCGCGATGGCGATGCGAGCGGTCTCCTTGGCCTGCGCGCCGAGCGCGCGCTGGTCGCGTTCGATGCTTTTGACGAGCTTCGCCTCGCGGGAACGTATCGCGTCGGCGCTTGCCGCGTCGTCGGCGGCCAGGCCGAAGTAGTTCGGCGGCAGGCCGGACGAACCGGCACACAGGCGCGCGTACATGTCCACCATCGCTGTGAAGTTCGTCATCTGGGCGCTGGAGAATTCGAATGTTTTCGCGTTCGCGTTATGCAACGCCCACACGCGGCCGAAATACGCCTCCCAGGCGGGCAGCTGGGTGCCGTTCTCGTCCACGAAATCGCCCTTGGTGGCACCGAGCACGCCGCGCTGGGGCACCGCGTGTGTCTCCTGCGCCAATTGGGCGTTGGTCAGGTCACGTGCGCACGAGTCGGTCAGGTCGATGACGTCGCTGATGCAGGAGACGCCCTGCAGGCGTGGCCACGGCATGTAGGCCGGTTCGCGGGTGCGCCAGTTTCGGAAAGCGGGAACGACCGGCACGATGCCGATGTCGTTCGCGACTTCATTCTCCACTCGCCACGCCGCGTCCATGTAAATGGTGCGTTTGCGCGTCCATACGATGCGGCGCACGGTCATGTCGTATTCGTCGCGGATGCGCTGGTAGGCGATATACACGTCGCCGGTCACCGGGCTGCGCAGGGTGATGATGTCCTCCGGGCTGACGCTGCGAATCTCCACGCCCCAGTCGTCGTCCTTGGACACGACCTTGAAGCTGCGGCCGAACAGTTCGAAATCAAGATAGGAGCTCTGGTCCTCGACCATGCCGAACCGCTGCCACAACTGCCATGCGGCCTCGGCCAGCCTCTCATCGTCGCCGACGCGGAAGCCTTTCATGTCGAGACGGTCGACGCGGCTGTCCGCCACGACGCGCGGCCAGTTCACTATCACCGTGAACCTTTTCAGTTCCGGGGGAATCGCCAGCCCGAGCTGCTTGAGATGCTGAGCGCCGTCATAATAACGGTTCAGCGTATCGTAACGGGATTGGCTGGTCTCAAGGATCAAGTCCATGCTCTGGGCGGTCCCGTAAAGCCGGCCGGAAAGAAAAGCCATCAGTCATCCCTCCTTTTTCACCATCGGAACACGACGATCCTGTTCGAATCGTTACCCCAGTTGAGCGCCCTCATGTCGGACGCCGCCTCGTGCGCGAGGATGTCGGCCATGGTTATGTCGATTTTCTGGTTCTCGCTCGGCTTGCCGAGCACGTACTTGTCGCCGGGCTTGGCGACCTTGCGCGCCGCCATCATGTGCAGTTTCGCGACCGGGTCGTCACTGTGGGTGGTGGTGCCGTCGGTGGTGTCGGTCATGAAACGGGTGAGCGCATCGTACATGCGGCCGGTGCGGTTCGTTGGCCACTGCACCACCACATCCTCGCCGAAACGAACACTCCAATCATCGATAAGCGACTCCCACAAATGAGGGTCGCAGTAGAATCGCTTGACCTTGAAATGATTGAACAGGTCGGAAACGGCGGCATCGACCTCGCTGCGTGGGATACGCCCCTCCCATTCGACCGGATTCCAATACGTCGGCCGCCTGTCCACGCCATAGGTCGGCGTGAACCGGTATCCATCCACGGTCTCGGCGCGAATCGCCGACCAGTCGCCGGACTGGGAACCGTCGAAGCCGAGGCATATCTCGGTATCGTCGGCCGGATACGGGCGCTCGTCGATGCCGTCATCGTAGAGGGCTTCGGGCATGTAGGAGCCGAGGCCCTGCACGAGCTCGCAGCCGAAGAAACGGCGCGCCTGCGCCGGGTCACGCGGCAACAGCTCCTCGCATGTCGCCTCGATCGCGTCCAGGTTCACCCACGGCGAACCCCTGTACACGAACTCGAGAATCTTCCGCCGATCATCCTTGTCGGTGAAATCGAGTTTCGGATCATGCCGGGGGAAGAACTTCATGATGTCCGTCGCCGGCGACTCGTAGGTTGCCTGCCCGAAGCTCGCGTCCATGGGGTCCCACGGGTTCGTGAGCTCCAGCATGCGCCCGTCCATGCCGGTGACGCCACGGAGCACGGTGTCGGCGACCTCGAACATGCCGGAGCGCTTCGTGTACACGCCGGACTCGTCGCACAGAGCGAAGTTCACGGGATTGCCCAGCTTCGAGCGGGCGGAGGCGGTCACGGGGTCGATGCGCCCGCCGTTGGGCAGGCGGATGAAGCCCTCGCGCACCTTCATCAGGTCGTCCAGATGGCCGTTGCGCACCATGGTCTGCAAAGGCCGGTACACGTTCGCGGTCTGCTCCTCGCTGTTGGCGAGCAGCTGCACCAGGGCGGTGCGCCGGGGCATGCCCATCGGCTCTCCCGGACGGTAGTCGTAGGCGAAACCGCAGCCGCAGCCCCAGTCCTCGCAGTGGAACTCCTCGCCGCCTTCGGCCCAACCGCAGAATACGCACGGGCCGACCGCCTCGAAACAGGCCACGGCAGCGCCGAACGGCGACTTACCAAGCTTCTGGCCGCCGACGATCTGGCCGCGACGCCATTGGAACGCGCCGCCCTGCAACGGGCGCGACGCATTGAACCGCGTACCGGCCTTGACGGTGTAGAAGTCCACCGCGTTCGCCAACTGCCAGCCCACGAGGCTGAACGGCTTGTTCAAGTCGTATCCGGAAGGCACCACGCAGTGGGCGCGAGTCCATGCGGCCATCAGGAAGCCCAGCGAGGCTGGAGGCTGCTTACGTTCCGCCATACGACACCTCGCTTATTCCTGCATCGACTGCCATTCGTCGCGCGGATCAGGGAAATCGACTATCTTCGCGCTTCTCCTGCGCGCCTGCGGCTTCTCGTCGGCCACGATGCGCCAACCGTTCAGCCGCAGCCCCTGAGGGGTGAGCCCGATGGAATCCGCGTAGCGGCACAGGGTCGTCCGGTCGGCGGCCTTCGCGTCCGACGACTCGCACAGCACGTACTGACGCACGTACAGGGCCACCATGTGCTGCAGGTACTTGTACTGCGGGCGGCTCCACGCATACCCCTGCGGGTAGCGCCACAATTCGTTCCACACGTCACGCTCGCGCTCGTTCCACTGCGCCGAGGCCGCGTCGTCGGGCTCGCGATGGAAGCCGTCATCGTCCTTGAATGTGAACCAGACGATGTACGAGGGCAGAGGGAACTTCGGGTGAGGCCGCTTATAACCATTCGCAGGGAGCGCGAACAAGCCAGCGGCACGCTGCTGGAACGATTCGGACGATGGGTCGGGCATTCTACCCGCCCTCGCGCGGGCACCACCGCTGGGCATGGCCAATCACCTCTTCTTTCGACGTGGAGGCATCGGCGTCACGCCCATATTCCTCGCTACGTCCCGCTCGTTCGGCTCCTGTTGGAGCGTAAACAGACGGTCGCGGGCCGCCCTCATCTGTCCTGTTCCGCGTAGTATCTACGGTTCGCCGCCTCCCAAACCTCTTGGCTGCGGTTCGGGGAGGGTCGGTCCTTGTCTCGGGCCAATCTCTGTCTGAAATGTTTGAAACGCAAAAACTTGCGAGTCCCCTCACCGGCGGTCTTGGCGGGGTTCGGCGGGGTTCCATCCCCACCCCGTCGCCGTTAGTTTTCCGGCGGGGGTGTTGGTTCCTGTTTGTTCCAGTGTTCGCGCATGCGGTTGCTGTTGGCTGCTCCCGCTTTGCGGTTGCAGCTCGCGTGTTCGGGTCCGTTGTATCCGTCGCGCCGGTCGTTATGCCCGAGGTCCCATGCTTGGCCGCGGGTAACGGGCAGGTGGCAGCGGGGGCAGAGTGGCGCGGCCCCGTTGTCGATGGCCGCTTGCCATCGGGCGCGGAGCCGCTTGTGTGGGGCGCCATACCCCCGTTGGGTGGCGGTGCCCCTCTCCCTCTCGTGGGCCCTGCCGTGTTCGGCGCAGTAGCGTTTGCCTGCGGGTATGAGCTGTGGGCAGTGGGTGTATGAGCATCTGCGTAGTGCCATTTGTTGTTTGCCTGGTCCTGCGTGTCGTGTGTCCCCGGCTTGCATATCTATAGTTATTGTGTTACTATAGATATGTCAGCAGAAAGGAGGTCCGATGAATCCAAAGGATTGGTTCGATGTCATCAACGGCATCATCGCCAACGTCCTCGCCGCGATAGCCATAATCATCGCAATCAGACGAAGACCGAAGCACAAGAAGTAAAACAGGTTCCGGCTAACCCTACTAGCCGGAACCTCCCCGCCAATCCTATCTCATCGGAAACACATCATGAGAACATCACTGATTTTCGGAATCGTGGCCCTGACGTTCGGAGCCATGGCCTTGGGCGGCGCGCTATCCGACAGCCCGATAGTATCTGGCAGCTTCGGTCTCGCGGCCGGAATCATGGGCCTTGCGGCCGGAATCATCAACGGCAAGGAAGGCAACAATGACGACTGAATACCTCGGCGTCAAACAGGTCGCCGAACGCCTCGGCATCACCAGCGGCGGCCTGCTCAACCTCAAACTCCCCGAACCCGACGCCACGATAGGGCGCACGCGCGGCTGGTTGCCTGAGACCATCGATGAATGGAACGCTCAACGTCCGGGACGTGGTGTCGGAGGGGGGAGACCACGCAAAAACAAAGCATAGATACGCGAAAACCCAGCCACATGAGCTGGGTTTTTCGATACTAATCCACTGACATTATGCGGTCACAGTCAGCTCTTTGTCAAGTCCGCCACTGATGACGAGCCGGTAGACGCTGCTGTATGAAATGCCTTGGGGCGTGACATCAAGCTTGCCTCGGGATTTCCACACGGTGAGCGTATGCCTTTTGACGGTGATTCCCGCGTCCGTGAACACCTTGGCTATCTCAGCCGCAGACCCGCGCCTGGAATCATCCCAACACAACGTCTTGAGCCTACGCAGTTTAACCGTCTGCGCTCGCTGTTCCCTCCCGCAGACCGGGCATGTCACCCACTGGTCTGCTGCCCCAGCGGTGAGCATGGTCTCGCATAGTTCGCAGGTTCCTATCTCGCGGCGTTGCTCCGGCGGGTCCAGCGCAGCATCGACTTTGCGTGCGATGCCGTCAACGACGTGCATGTAGAAGCCCGCGTCCGCGAACGTGGCGAGCCTGGGGTGGCCTGCGCATGCGATGAGCGTGGCCATCAGATCCTCGTTGCGTTTGTCTTTGCGCCAGTCCAAGGCATCGATTCCGTCAAGACGATGCCATAGTTCGCGGGCCGTGGCGTCGAGCATGTCGATCAGGTCGAGCACGTCAAGCCTGATAGGAGTCGGGGGAGTGGCCGTCTGGATTCGCACGGGCGAATGCCCGCCCGGATGCAATGTCGCGTCGAGGCTGTCATGCAATGGCGTGACATCATGCGCCAATCGCAGGAGCGTGCCGGCGAAACGCAGCTCGCATGCTGCGCACAGTGAATACCCCTCTTCGGTTATCGTCTTGCAGTTCTGGCAGTTCATGCTAAGCCCCTTCCGGCTGGTCGGCTAGAATAATGCTTGCTTCTCATCGCCCTGGCCGACCACGGTTGGGGCTTTCTCATATTTGAGCCGCGAATACGGCATGTCCCAGATGCGTTTGAATTCATCGAGCTCCCTTTTCGTGAGGTTGCGTCCGCCCCACGGCTTGCCCGGCGGACGGTCTCTTTTCGGCGGCTTGAACGGCTTGACGCTCACTCTTGCCAAGCGGCACATGTGACCAGCGAGGTATTGGCCGTCAGGCCTGATGCCCGCACTCCCGCTCACGCTGCGCAGCAACGGATAGCCGACTGATGGCAGCCAGACAACCCGCGTCAACGGCCGGCCGAGGATTATCGCCACCGTCAGGTCATCACCCTCCACAAGTCCGCAGTCCCACGACTCCCACACGCTCTCCCTGTCCTGAATCACATACAGGCCACACCCCTCGCAGACCGTGACCACGAGCGGGCTGGATTTCGGGATGAACGCGCGAAGCCATGCTGGTTTGCGTTCACGGGCGCGTGGCCTGCTCACTCCTCCATTGCCTTTCTTCTTGCCGCGTCGAACGCGATTCTGATGATGTTCTCCATCCACGCGCCGGGGAGCGTGATGAACTTTCGGGTTTCGGCCATGGCGGCGGCAATCTCCTCTTCGGTGATTTCGCGTGACGCTCCGGCCTTGTATCCTCGTCCCCACGCCCATTGCAGGTCACTGTCGATGTACGACGGGTCACGCTGCTTCTGTGCCTCGATTTCACTGCTGATGATGCTCATTTGTTTCCTCCGTTTCGTCGTTGAGTGCCGTTTCGATTCGTATGCACAGGTCGACGGCTTGCTGCCATCCGTTCCGATAGCCGATGACGAACGCCTCGGCCGGACTGTCGTTGCCCAGCCCCGATGAGGCCAATGCGTCGAGGGCCTGTTGGGTGAGGTCAATCGGTTCGGCCATGAGTCGCCTTCCTGTGTTTGTGTTCCTGCCTCCACACATGGTGCAGGAGGAAGGACATTTCGATCGTGCTGATTGATTCCCAGCATTCGGTTCGCGGGTCGTAGCGCCACCATTGCCCGCAAGTCGGGCAACGGTAGTAGCAGCCGGGCCCGTGCGGGTCGCATCGTTGACTCATGATTCCTCCACGTCGCTCATGAGACGCAGGGCCCATCTGCCCAAGGCGTCCAATACGGGTTCCCGCACCGACTTGTCGGCGAGCATGCGGGGATGGCATCTGTACAGGGCTGACTGTCCTTCGCTTTCGATGCTGCCGAGGGTGACTGTGGTGCCGTCGCCCTGGTCAAGCATGATTCTGATTTTCTTCATGATTTCTCGCTTTCAGTGGGTGCAGTGTTGGCAGCAAGGTTGTGGGTGGCTGAGGCAGATCCGCCTGCTGAGTCCGCAGTTCGCGCAGGGTTCTTTCCATATGGGTGAGTGGGTGTTTCCCATGGTGTTTTTCCTTTCTGTTGGTTACGGCGTGTCGGGAACAACTGCAAGGGTTTTCGACTGTTCCCGAGGGGTGCATCCAGTTGTTCCCGGTAGAATTGCGCCACGGGGCGCAATTATTTCTACGGGAACAGCTAGCTGGCTTATGCCGGTTGTTCCGGGAACAACTTGGAACAACTGGGAACAACGGGAACAACTAGATTTCGAGATGGTTTTCCTTGTCCAATTCGTTCGCCTCCTCCCTGCTCATCCGGTCCACGAAAGCGTCCGATTTGGGGTCGTTCATCTGCCGGTATGGTCTGACGCTGGCGTAGATGTTCCGGTTGTTGCGTCCGGAGCGGCTGCTGATCCATTCGCCTTCGAGCAGCCGGTTGATGGCGGTGAGCACGGTGGTCTTTCGCGCGCTTGACCCGTCATCCTTCAATAGTTCGATGATTTCGGTCTGGTTCGGCTCCTCGGGTGCGTTCTCGATGATTCGGCTGATTTTCTCCATGAGTCCCGTTGGCCGTTCGAGGCCACGTTGACGCGCGGTCTCCTCGCTGGGCATCATGTTTGGTCTGGCTATATTCACGCGCATGAGTTTCGGATCCGTGGAGTTGATTTCGATTCGCGCGGCTTCGCGCAGGTGGCTGCCGTCGCTGCTCCAGTTGACGGCGCAATGCTCTTCGATCTCGCTGATTCGGTCTTTGCCGCTTTTGATGACGATGGTGCCTTTCACTCCTTTGCCGACGGGTTTGGTCATGTCCACGCTGTAGCTGATGCCGTCGATGAGGGCGAGTTTCTGCATGCTGCCGCCGGCGTAGCGGCCGCGATTGTCTTTGGACTTGACGACGTGGTCTATCAATACGACTGCTGGCCCGCATGCGCTGATGAGTCGGGGCATGGTGTTGTACCAGGCGGCGATGTCGTCGCCGCTGTTGCTGTCGACTCCTGCGTAGGCGAGGCAGCTGGTGACGCCGTCGATGATGGTGAGCGTGGCCGTGTCCGCGTAGTCGAGGGTTTCGCGCCACCCGTCGAGACTGGTGGGGCTGGATGGTTTGGCGCTTGGTCGCACGTAGTGTAGGTGGCTGATTATCTGTTCGCCTGTCACGCCGAGCAGCAGGAGGCGTTTGACCACATTGCGTGCGGAATCCTCGTAGTCGATGTAGATGACGTCACGGTTGTTCTTCAATTCCTGCGCGGTGGCGATCTGGGCTATCATGCTTTTGCCGCAGCCGGGTTCACCGTGCAGGTCGTTGACCGCGCCACGGTAGAACAATCCTTGCCCGTCCTCGCGCTGGAACACGGTGGGGGTGGGAGGCAGTTCAATGCCGGATGCCAACTGGGCGAGGTCTTCGAACCGCCAGCTGGAGGAGGCGTTTTTGTTTGCCTCGTAACTTTCCATTGAACCGTTTTGAACCTGAGATGCGGGTGCAGAACCGTTTTGAACCGGCGTCGTTCCAACGTTTTGAACCTGCTGTGGGTGACTTTCCCCCCATTTGATTCGCAATCGTGTTTTGGGTGAGTTCGTTGAACTCGCCGGGCAGCATGCGTTCGATTTTCGACTGTTCGCACGGGTCCGCGTGCGACTGTATGCCGTTGACCTTCTCCATCGCGCCGGAGAGTATCGCCGCCCATTCGCGTGCCGCCTCACGCTCCTTGCCCGGACGGTCGGGTGCTATCTCGGCGATGAACCGTGGTTTGAGCTGGTTGATGGCGTCGAGCGCGCCGCGATGGCCTTCCTGCGCGAAGTTCACCAATGCCCATACGGCCTGCAACGTGGTGTCGTGGCGACTGCCTTTGCTGGCCGGGTTTGACAGCGTTTTGTTCAAAAATGTGTTGATGGCTTTGCACATACGGGTGTCGTATGTGCCGGTTTCGTGTGAAATCAGGGTATTGAAGGCTGGTTTCGGCGTCGTATGCTCCGGTTTGCGCAGGTAGTCCACCCACTTCCACGGCAGGGTAGCCAGATCGCTGATATGGGGGATCTGGCTGGTGGTCGAGCCGCTGGGAGTGTACCAGCAGTACATCTCGCCGGAAGGGTGAATCGACGGCCAGACCACGCTGTACCTGTGGCCGGGCTGCAGGATGTCGACGCCCTCGATTGCACCGCCCTTCCACGCGAGCCCTTCGGGCACCTTGTAGAACAGGTGGCGTGCCGGCGAATCGATGCCGTGCGACGTGCTGCTCCACGTGGCCGGCAATGCTCCCAGCTCCTGGCTGAGTTCGCTGATGCCTTTCGCCCCGTCTGCCTTGACCTGGTGCCCTTGTTCGGCGTCGATGTCCAGAACCAATACGCCTTCGGGGATGACGATGCCCGTGTTCGCAGTCGGATCCGACTGCGACCAGAACCGCACCTGCTCGTCGGTGACGGGTTTGCGGCTGCGTCCAGTGAAACCGCTGGGTGGTGGGGTCTTGCGGCCTTCCGGCAGGGGGATGACCTGCATCCAGCCCGCCGCACGGTACAGTGGCGCGGCTGCCGCGTATCCGTAGATGTCGGTCATCCTTGAAACTCCTTTGATGTGATGTGAATATGTGTGGTGCCGTGCACGCCTTTGCATGCGTGCCGGCCGCTTGGATACGGCTACGGCGGTCGGGACTGGACTCAGTCCTTGTCGGAATCCTTGCTCTTGTGCCAGCCCAGGAGCACGAGTCTCACGCTCATGAGCTGGAGGCTTTCCGAGTCGACGTCACGGAAACCGTCCTGATCGGAGGCGAGGGAATCCATGTCTTTCATCAGCTCGAGCTACTGGTTCTGCAGGTGTTTCAGCAGTTCGTCCATCAGAATTCACCGGTTTCCAATTGCTGTTCCGAGCCGCCGTGGTTCTGCGGCTGCGCCTGGTCGGTGACGGCCGTCACCGCTTCGACCGGCACGCCCAACAAGGCGGCGATCTCCTGCGGCGGCTTGCCCAACGCCTTCAACTGGTTGACCTTCATCGGATCCACCTGCTGCTGGCCGAGCTGCACAGGCTGAACAGATTGCTGCTGGCCCTGCTGTGCGGGCGGGTTCCACGGGTCGGTTGGGGCCGGCTGATACCCCTGATTCGGGGCCTGTGCCGCCTGCTGTGCGGCGTACTGCTGCTGCGGGTAACTTTGCTGGGGCTGCTGCTGGAAGGGCTGCTGTGCGGGCTGCTGGGGCTGGCCCATGGCGAGATCGGCCGGCGACTGGTGTTCGATCACGTATTCGAACAGTTTCGGCGGCTGTGGCAGATTGCCCTGCGGCCCGTAGCCGGTGAACGTGGCCGTGAACCGGTCGCCCGGTTTGACCTCACCGGCCTTCTTCAAACCGGCGTTGCGCAATGCCTGCAGCCATGCGCGGCGCTGCACGCCCCACCCCTTGATATAGACGGTGCGGCGTCCGTCATCATCCTCCACGTTCGGGTCGATGATGCCGGTGTCGATGGTGACCAATACCTGCAGGCGAGGCGAGCCGTCGTTCCAGAACGCCGGCTGCTTGGTCTGGAAGTCACGCACCTGGTTCGCGGTCACGTTCTCGATGATGCCGGTCACCCTCGTGCCCGGCATGCCGTCCTTCGTGAACGCGGACTTGCCGGACTGCGAGTCGATCTGGTTGAGCATCTGCTCCGCGCTCATCTTCGGAGCCATCGGAGCCGGCTGATAGCCGCCATACTGCTGCTGGCTGTAAGCCTGCTGTTGCGGATATCCCTGCTGGGGATAGCCGTACTGTTGCTGTGGTTGTTGACCGAACATTGTGTTTCCTTTCGTTATTCGGTGAACTGGTATTCGGATTCGATTAGGGGGATGAGTTGGAGCCATTTGTCGGGCACGTCCGGCCACGGCTTCTCGTCGAACTCGGGGAGCGCGCTCATGTCCGGCCACACGCGGCCCTTGCATGAGAAGCACTTGTCGGGGCCAGCCGCGGGCAGTTGCTTTATCCAGCTGTCGCGCACCTCCGCGCCGTCCGCCTGTTCGATGATGTCCATGAGGTTGACGAGCAGTTGGGCTCGGGCCAACGCCCATTTGCCGGGCTTCGCGTCGAACCTGGTCTCCCATGGCAATGCGTCACCCAACGAGGTCTTGTTGCGGGGCAGGAAGTAGATGCAGTTGCGTTCCACCCGCTCGCCCTCGTTCTGCAGTCCCATGCCGTAGAGCGAGGCCTGCACCCGATACTGCTGGCTGGGGCCGTGCGCCTTGACCTTCGTGACAGTGGTGTTGCCGACGATCTTCCAATCGATGGTGCTATGGGTTTTGCGATCCCAGAGGTCGATCGATCCGGTGACGTCGTAGCCGCCGTGGAGGCCCTGCAATCGGCCTACGGTGACCCGGTACTCCGGGCGCCACCGTTCCGCGAGACAGTGCACGTTGTCCTCGCTCGTGTACGGGAACTGGGCCGCCGGCTCCCCGTTCAGCTCTCGGAACATGGTCTCGAAATGCGCGTGCACGCATGTGCCGATGAACGGCAGCCAGCCCGGGGAGCGTCGCTCCGGCCAGCCCGCCAGTTTGGCTGCGAGACAGTGCACGCAGTCCGTTCCCAGTTCGGATGGGCCTATCTCACGTTGCAGTTCGCGTGGAGCGTTCTGGATGTCGTCCTCGATGAGCTGGCGGATCTCCGGCCATAACCTGGGTTCCTCCATCGTGTCCACCCGTGTTTTCGGCGTGACTGGCGGCTTGCCCATGCCGGGTGCCGACTGCGTCATGGGCGGCACGTCGACGGGTATCGCGTCACCCTGCTGTTGGGCTTGTGCGACGGCGAGAATGGCGTCATTCATGCTCATGGTTCTTCACTTCCTTGAGAAGGTCGTCGATCTGTTTCTTGATGTCGCCCAGTGCGGTCTGGCTGAGCCGTATAATGGCCACCGCCTCGTCCGATTCGAAGCGCAGCGTGTAGGTGCGGTCGCCGTCCTCCGCGATGGTTACCGGCATGCTGCCGAAGGCCATCGAATGCACGGGGAAGCCGGTCTTGCCTTGCGTCTCCAGTTCGTGTATGGCCTTGTGGATGCGTCTGGCGACGGTGAGGCCCAGCTCGTCGAGCTGCTCGGAACGGATGACGTACAGGTCGTCGGTCAGCTCGTTGCCGTCCTCGTCACGCAGGTCGTAGTCGGCGATAACGCTTTCCACGATCTGGGCGATGCCCAGGCTGGACAGTTCCGCGCTCATGAGACCACCACCATAGGCTTGCCGCTCATCGCGTAATCGGCCACCGCGTCCGCCGACAGCAGCTTCTCCAACTGGCTGAGCGGCCGCGGCCGCAACTGGTAGGCTCCGGGATACTTGGTGGCCGGGTAGGCTTTTTCGAACGTGCCGGCGTTGATGCGGCGCGCGCCCGGCTTGACCTGCACCTTCAGATTGCCGGCCAGGTAGGTGCCGACAGGATGCGAGTCGAGAATCAGGGATTTGAGATTGTCGATTTCCTCCTGTCGGCTGGCGATCTCGGCCTGCAGTTCGACGATGCGCGCCGCCTGCGCCTCGAACAGGCCCTGTCGCAGGCCCTCGTCGGGGTTTTTGGTTTCGATTTCCTTGAAATCCGGAGTCAACACGTTGTTGTCATTCGCAGTCATTTGGTTTTCCTTTCACGGTGACCTGGGCGTAGGTGGGGTACCACGCCGTCTGATGGTTCGGGTACTGGTTCGCGTGCCGGGTGCAGGCGCTGATCGCGTCGGACAGGCCGGCTATCGGCCCCAATGGGCCGCACGTCCTGCAACGCGGCATCCAAAGACGTTTATCGGGCATCCTGCTTGTCCTTGGAGGTGAGTCGCAGTCCGGCTATGATGTCCGCCGAAGCGTCCGGGTTGCGCAGCAGCTTCGATATGGCCGCGCCTTCCTTGACGGTCAGTTGGGCGACGGCGATGGCCGTCACGACGGCCGTATGCTGCTCGTTGGTGAGCATGATCTTGTCGGACAGCAACAGTTTGGTCGCCCGGTCGATGAACGTGCTGGCCGCGTTCGTGATGCCGTTCGCCGGCGGCACCAAAGCCGCCAGTTCGAAACTCAGATCCTCGTCCGCTATCAGCGCCTGCTGCGCCAGACGGGGTTCGTTGATCGGCTTGCTCATGATTGTTCTCCTTGCTTGTTCGGCTCCCATCCCGGGAGCGGCTTGATTCGGATATAGAGATGTGGTTCGTATTCGTGCCCGCAGTACGTGTATGGGTCGCCGCTCTTGCGTTTCCGGTATTTGCCTTTGGCTCCGTACACCCATAGGTCGGGCATGCGCTTGGTGGCATGGGATTCGACGACCTGCGCGTCGTCCACGTAGGCGACGCCGTTCAGGGAGTCCAGAACCAGCTTCAAAAGGTTGTCGAGATCCGGACGGCCGCGATGGCTCATCCAGAATTCGGCCTCCAACCTGACCGGGCACTGGTATGGTTTCGCCTGCGGGTATTTGAGCCTGAATTCGGCGAACAGGCGTTCCTCCGCCCTGACGGTGCGTTTCGGTGTCATCGCGTGCCCGTTGTAGACGCGGGGACGCCCCTTCGGCACCGGGTCGCCCGGCAGGCAGAGCGTGAACTCACTTGGCTGTTCCATCGCCGCCCCACTTCAACAGGATTCCCACGAACATGAGCGGCAGGATGACCGCCAATGCGAGCGAGCCGGTTATCATCCACTGCGGCGTACCCACCGGACTTGGGATGCGGCTGTGCGTGCCGGCGAAACCGACCAGCCAACCCTCGCAGAACGTGAGAGCCAGCAGCACGGCCGATTTCTGCCCGTCCGTTAACCTCGGCCGGGGTCGGCGCATGCGCCGCTTTTTGCGTAACGCTTCGATGCTCATTTCACGGCCCTCGACTTCTCCGTGGTCACGATGCCGGCCAGATCCACCACGTCGGATTCGACCTGCAACACCTTGCGCATGATCTTCAGGTCGCCCTGCATGTAGGCGTCATAGCCGATCTGATGCGCCATATCGAACAGGTCGCCCAGCATGTCCGCATACCGCTGCCACTTGTCCGCCTCGGACTGTGGTTCGGGCTTGCGGGTCTCCCCGTCCAAATCCTTCTCCAATTCGACCTCCGTATCATTCAGGAGCTGCTCCATGAGCTCCTTCAGCGACATGTCCTCCGGAACCTCGACGCCGATGGCGTGGATACCGCTAATCTTGTTGTTTGACATCACTTGTCTTCCTTTCAATGTGATTGGTGATGTTGGTGCCGGCGTGAACCTTGGCAGTGCGACGCTGGCACCGCTTATTTCTTTTTTCTCCCGGCATTGGGGCCGGGAAACCTTTATTTGCCGTAGACCAGTTCCTTGCGGGTGATGGCGCACCTGTTGTTCCGGTAGTCGATGACCTCGCGTGGATCCCACACCAGCCGACGGCCGATACGCTTCGGGGCCGGCGGGTATTTCCCGCCCCACCGGTCGTAGCAAGACCAGATGTAAAGAGTGCTCTTCGAAAGATTCAGGAATTCCGCCACCTTGCCAATGGGCCAACCGTCCTGTGCTTCTATCTGCTTGGACATGATTCACCACGCTTCTTGGCGAGCAGGCCGCGCCAGTCCACGGTCGACGCCCACTCGAATACCCGCAGGTAGTCCGCAAAAAAACGCGGAGAACATCGATGGAATCCAGATAGGAGTGCAATACGTCCTTCGCTTTCTTCAGGTCACCGAACGTCCATTCGCTCCAATCGGGATAGAACGAACCGGTCACCCCGTCGAACGTGGAATACGTCAGGTCGAACCACAAGTCGAACATAGGAACCTTCGCTTTGAACACCGTCAGGAACAGGTCGGCCTCATCGTTCGGATCACATACCAATTCCATGGGGAAGGAATGTCTGTAAGAGTCCGACACGATAGGGTGGGTGAGAGATAGACGAAGATTTTTCTCAGGGAGAGCGCCGGCCATCACGCACCCGCTTTCTGACTGAGCTCATCCCATGCCCGGTCAAACAAGGGGCGATCTTCTTCCGTGTAGGCGTAGACCTGAATGATGTGACCGTTCGGCAGTGTCAGATCAGCGCGTTGTGGGTCTCGATCGTTTCGCTCTCGATATGCGGCCTTGAGCTTCTTGCCGAATGTGCCACTCTTCGATCGCAGCTGCTTGGCGCTCAGATTCTTCTCCCGTAGATAGTCCTGTGTGTACAGGGGACGGGTCTTCGGGTCGAGCTCAGGTAGTTCCCCCAATTCCCGTGCGATCACGATGCGCGTCTTCGCTTCGAGGAAATCCGGGTGGACGATGCCCTGCGAAGCCTTCAACAGTTCGACTTGCATCATGCGCTCATGGTGAGCCGCCTCAAGCAGGTGTTGCGGACGCTGCACCTCGTATCTGCCGGTGCGCATTACGGTCGGCACTAGTTCGTGGTTCACCCAACGCTGGAACCGGATGACCATGTTGCGCGTGGCCTCGTCCTTGACTGCGCCGGGGCGGCGATTGTTCAAGGCGTGGATCAGGCCGGGCAGCGTGATGACGCTCATTTCTTGTTCTCCTCCAAGGGTGGGCACAATGTGCTTACCCTTTTCATCGGAGTCAAGATTGCGCAACATGTCCTTCGCGCTCTCGTATGCGAGTTTCTTCGCGATGGGGCTGGCGACGAACACCGGCTCGTCGGTGTTGCAGTCCAGTGCGGTGACCTCCGTATCTTCGAAACGAAGGGTCTGCAATGCGTTGC